ACCATCGGATCATGAATCAGGAGTCCGCCCTCCAGTCGCAGATCGAAGCGCTGCACCCATTCCTCACCAGTGAGAACAATCGCACCGTCTGGAGCCGTGTCGACCGTATCGTCATTACACGCAGTATCAACCCGGCCAGCGCCGTCAAAAAACGCAAATTTCATTTTCTATGACTCCTTTGTAATTTCGACACCCGCATAGACTTCAACCCCCATCGAATTGCTTGGGTAGCCCAGACCACTCGTTGCGAAGGAGACTTCGCAATACTGCCGAAGCTCTAGCACTTTGCTACTCGCCAAAGAGAAGCGTCCAAACAACGATAGCTCAGTGGTAATGAGATCAGCGAGGGTGTTTTCGCCATTGATCGACCCGCCTTGCTGTACATACGCAGCATCGGTCACGTTATAAAGCGCGATTTTTGACGCATTGACATGAAACGCTTCGGCAAAGGCGCGAACGCGATATGTCCCGGCGGGCAGTGTGATTTGATTGCTGGCAAGCGACGCGCCGCTAATCGTATTTGCCACAACGGTATTAAGCACGCGAGTTTGTATTCCTGCGGCCGCACTGCCGCCTGACGTGTTCTGTGCCAGCTGGTGCTGGACAAGCATGTAGCCAATGCCGCAATAACGGGCATCAGCTTGCGCCTGTGTGATACCGGTAATGACACCCGTCGCCGGATTCATCAACACCCACTTATCAAGCGCCGTATCGTACTGCAGCTTGAGCCAGTGCCCGGCGCCCGCAATGTCGCCCACCGCCAGCGCCGCGCCGGCACCTTTGACAATGGTTTTCGCGGCCATTGCATCGGCCTTAAAGGTCGGTGTCGTCGTCGCATTGGCCGACCCGGCACGTATATACAAGGTCATGCCATTGGTCAGTGCCGTGATTGCCGGTGAGAGTGCCCCGGTGATGGCATCGGCCGTACCAGCGGCAACTGCAGAAATACTCGCGCTGCGCTGAAAAATCTTCTTAATCCCAAGCAGCAACTGGTTGAAAGTGCCAGAGTCCGGCACTTGGCCAGTATCGGTAATCACCGAGATGATTTCTTCCTGCACCCCATTCAGCCAAGTATCAGTAACTTCTGTGGGCGGCCGTCCAAGGCCAGCATCCTCAGCCACGAACATATGCCCGATGTGCCCGGCCCCGTTAATTCTGTCCATAATCCACCTCTCCGCCTACACCTGTTACATCAATAAAATGCAGCCACACATGGGCCTGCTTGAAAGCATTCAGCGCATCGAACAGTGGCTTAGGATCAACCACTGAACGGTAGTAATAAACCCGGAGTACGTAACGGCTTTGCGATTCGTAAAGTCGATCTCCAACCCGGCTACCGACATGAAATGGCTGCAGCAGGTGCTCAACGCGCACCAGCTCAACTGGAAACGTTTGCGCTGGTCCGGCAATGCTCCAGAGGCGGTCGCCAACCGTAGAACCGACAGCAAAGGTACGACGTGGCATCGTTTCAACCAGATCGCCGATTACCTCCTGAGCAATGCGCCGGTACTCGCTGATGTGCCAGCTGCTCGCTGCCGGTCGATGTACATCAATGGCCCGGTCGACAACGGCCTGTGTCGCCGCATCGACCCTGGCCAGCTCCTCGGCCGTCCCCAACAACAGCGCATCACCGACACCCCCGACCGCCCAATCCCAGGCAGCGCCTGGCGGCAACAAGGCCTTGAGCGCATCGGCAAATTCACGTGGGGAATGCGCCTCTAGTTTCATATCCACGTCACTGGATCAAGCACCAGCACCTCGCCGGCCGCCACGGCGATATCTGCCACTGGCGCAATCCGGGTGTATTGGCTGGTCACCGTCGCAATCGCCGCGTCAATTTCAGCCATGACCAGCAACGAATTTTCGCTGGCCTCGGCCAGTACGGCAGCCTGCAGCGCAGCAGTAATGGCGCTCCGATTGCCAGCCGTGTCAGCTGCCGGCAACAGATCAATGGAGACCGCAACCGCCCGCCTGATCGGTGCCGCCAGGCGCCAATCAGCTGTGGCCGGTGCCATCGCATAAAAATACTCGGCGACAGCGGCCAACACGGCCGGCGATGGGGCCCGGTCAACCAGGCCATTACAGATCGGACGGACCAGCACGGTGCCGACACCCAGCGCGTGCAGCTGCACCAGGGCGCCAGTCACTGATGGATGGGCACTGCGTGCCCAAAAGCGGTAATCATCCGGTTTGCCAGAGCGCGCACCGCGCGTTATGACCACCTGCCACTCCTCGGCCACGCGCGCCCGCCACGCCTCCAGCTCCTCCTCGGCAGCACCGCCAGTCAAGCCGCCAACACCCACCGTCAACGTGCCATCAACACCAGGCACCGGATCAATCAAGGTCAAGGTCAAACCGGCGGCCTGATTGCCAGCACTGCCGGCCGCCGTGCAGCGCACAGCCAGCGCCGTCGTGCCAGCCCCCAGGGTGACCGCCGCCAGCACCGTGTAATCAAGGCCGTTCTGGCCACGTAACTGGGTATCAGCCAGCAACTGTGTACCGGCAACCCCGGTGGTCAGCACATTGCCCGTCGCCGCAGTCGCCAGCAGGCGGTCAACACCATACAAGGCAGCCCAGTCATAGAGCCGTTCCAGCTCGCAAGTCAGCGGCGAACACTGGCGGTCGATCCAGTCGAGGTGGCCATGCTCACCATGACAGGCTTTGGCCCAGGCGCTGGCCAGCGGCACCCGCAAAACCGCCGGCAAGGCCGCAAGATCGGCCTCGATGCGCGTCTTCAAATCGGTATAACCAGGGCGGACGTAATAAGTCACAGCGGGACTTTCACAAGGAATTTGCGCCCATTGTGCAAGCCGCTAACTGAGATAAAAACGCTGGAAACGCTTCCCGCCGCACCCCCATCGAATGTTTCCTCGACTGCTAAATCAGTCAAGGCCGGATCAGCCCGACTCAACGCCTGGCGAATCATCGCCAGCGACTCAGCGCGTGCCGCACTGCCCAGCGCCTGGCGCCGGACGTGCCACAAGCCGCTGCCGGCCGCTGGGTCAGCCCACCAACCCCGGCGCTGGTACGCATCCGGCTCACGGTGCAGCGGCGCCTCGGCGTCGGTAAATAGCGTTGCATAAACCACCGTGGCCACCGCCGCTGCCGCATCGTCAGCGGCCGGATCGTCAAAGTTAAGGTCGAATACACCCCAGTCGTTCTGTACCAGTTTCAGCATTAATCCACTCCCAACGTGTGGCTGTTCGTCTCGGCATGGGTATGGCTATCGCTGATATTCTTGCCATTGCAGGTTGCCGTGCCATTCAGCTCCGTCCCAACATCGATCAGGGCACCATTGCGCAGCCAGGCACGGGAACCACCCGCACCGCCATAACCCTGGTCGGATGTCGTCTGGCCAAGCACCACGAGATTGCCGCCGATCTTCGCATCCTGCGTCGTCTCAAACAGTGCCGTATCGGCCAGCACCTTGGTCGCCGCCTTGACCTCGATCACGCCGCCGCGCTTGATATGGACGTAGTTCCCTTCATCGTCGTGCAGCGCCACCTCACCCTCCTGCAGGTCCATCTGGTACTGCTTGTCGCCGATCACCAGCGCGAACCCATAGGAGCGGTCACCATCGGGGAAGACCAAATAAGCCTGACAGCCGGGCTTCGCCCGATACGATAAGCCGTAAGGTTCAACCCGCTCGATGTTGCTCAGCGGCTCATCATCGAGCGCCCGCACCTGCACCTTGTCGCCGCCGATACGTAAGACCTTGCCTTTTGCAAATAGCAATTTGAGGCGGGAAAACACCTGGTTGATCATCGTCTACCCTTCACGCCAGCGCCGCGCTTGGCCTTCTTCTTCTCTTCGCCCTGGAAGGCGTCGCGATGCATCACCTGCAGCATGGTGATATGGCCGCCCCGGTCATCCAGGCGAAAGGCGCGCTCGCCGATCAGGAACACCCCATCAATCTCCTCATCCGGAATGATCACCCGCACCTGCGTATTGATCGCCCACGGGTGCCATGCCCCATCGCTGTCCTGGTAACGCCAGCCCGGCAACTCGATCTCGATCCGGTGCGCCCGTGCCAGCCGCCGGTTACGCTCCAGTTCGGCCCGCCGCTCACAACTGCCCAGCCCCTTGCCATGCTTGTCGGCCACCACGTGCATGGGGCGAAAGAAGGTGATGCCGGCATCTTTCGCCGCACCCTTGAAGGCCGCATTCGCACCGTAGTCATAGCCTTTGATCGTGTAATCCGAGAAGCGCAGCTTGTCTTCGTCAATTACCTCATACGACTTGATGTTGACCCCGTACTGCAGCGTGCTGATCGGCAGCGCCTCGCTCGGCTTGGTCAGGATCAAGCCGCCATCCGGCAGCGGGTAGAGCAACAGGTTGGCGGCGCGCACGGCGTTGATCAAGGCATTCGCCGGCACCTCACATTGCATCGAAAAATCGGGCACCACAGCCGTCTCCGCAGCGATCTTTACAGGCACTTTAAAGGCCGCACAAAGGCGCTTCACAATCTCGCCCAGCTTCAACCCGGAGAGCGTTTTTGAATACTGGCAATCGACCAGCTCACGGGCCAGCGAGCGCCCAGCAAAGCGCATCTCGTGGCTATCGGCATCCACCTTGCGACGCCGGCTGTCAGAGCGCGCCGTGGTGACCACCACACCACCGATCAACACATCAACCACGGTGTTTGCGGTCAACCCGAGCGAACTCCCAGACCCCGGCTTCGCATAGGCCAGACTCACCGAGGCACACAAGTCATCAACCGACTCGCGGATATCGACGTGCTGCCAGTACCCATAGCGCAAGCCATCAAAGCGCAGCTCAACACTCGCCTCATCCATAGACACGCCCCGTCACGAACAGGGGGTGGCGAACGGTATTGCGGGCGATGAATACCGACTCATCAATGCGCATTCGATGCGCCAGCACCACGGCCGGCAGCGGCCCGGTCACATCGCGCAACATCGCCGGCGCTAGGTCTTGCGCCAGCAAGGCTTCGATCAAAGCGGCACGCGCTGTCACCGCCACCTCGAATACGGCATCCGGCAAACTCGGCAGCAGGGCATCCAGCGCCGCCACCGCCGTCGCCAATGCCGCATCGCGATCAGCCGCCGCCCGATAGTCGGCCAGCGCGATCCGCGCCGCTGCCGTGATCAACAGGCGACTACGCAAGGCCTCCTCGCGAATCAAATTGCGCCGTACTGCACCATCGGTAGCAGCCATGCCCTCGACAGCGACGCCAGTGCCCGAGGTTGCCGCAGCACACAAACGGCGCACCAGGCGCGGGCGGTCCGTATCAGCGATATCGTCATTGCCATCCGACCCGAAATCCAGCAGGTCGGCCAGGCCGGCCAGCGCCGTCGCATACATATCCGGCAGCGCCATCAACGCGGCAATATCCTCCTGAATACCAGCCACCAGCGTGCGAATCTGGCTCGCCCAGGTCAGCGGCAACGTCGCCAGCGCCAACGCATTGCGCAGCACATCCAGCTTGCTGCTGACCAGCGCCACAAACGCCGTCATCCCACCGGCGCTCATCGGCTCCAGATAAAAATCCGCCCGTGCCGCCTGCGAAAGATCAACCCCGCAGCGGATCGCCACATCAACCCGGTCCGTCGTCGGCTGCAAACTGCTGCCGCCCTCGACAAACTCGACCGAAACCGTGCAATAGCCACCCTTGTCATTACTCTCATGCACTGACCAGTTGTGAGCGCGGACCCACAGCATGCCCAGCCAGGGGTGGTTAAGCCACTCGGCGCCGGGTTCGGCCAGCTTGGCCAGGAAGCCATTGCGCTCAAGGTCATAGTCCGGACCAATGAAGTAGGCGTTGAGATTCCAGTTCCAGGCCTTGCCGCCCATATCCTCAACCACCGGCACATCAGCACCGGGGAATTCATGCACCACCAGCCGCTGGCCGCTCTTGGCATCATGGCTCTCGGTTAAAAACGCAGAACCGCGCCAGTGGGCGGTCGTCAGGCGATCTTTCCAGCTCATCAGGGCGCTCCATTCAAGACGTTGCCGGTGTTCATGTAGGCAGTCATATTTGTGCCTTCCAATCGGGTTTTCGAAACACTGACTCGATCATCGCGAACCGTGACCTCAAGCTCTGCCCGCATCTCCGCTCGGCGCCGCTCACTCTCTTTTTCTTTGTCGATGCCTATGGCTGTTAGCACGCCTGACAACAGTCCGGAAATGCTCTGAAGCACGTCAACTCGCCCTTGGTCATTACTGGTATCACCCGCCCATGCGGTTGCACCGGCTAATGCTGCAATTGGAGCGGCAGCAAAGCCCAGGGCAGAGAGAGTACTTCCCGTGGCCAATGGGGCACCGCCACCGCCGAAGAGGCGCGACAGAAGGCCTCCCGCGCCTTCTTTTCCGCCGCCGCCAAGCAGTGCATTTAAACCAGCGGCCCCAGCTAGTAACCCCAGCGCTCCCGTCGCCGCCGAGACACTTGCGGTCAATACGGGGAACTGCTCCGCAGTCGATACAACGCCCTGGTAAAAGTTTTTTAATGGCGCAGCCGCTTCGGTCAGTGCTTTGTCTTGTCCTTCCTGCTTGGCATTTTCCAGGCGCTGAGTCTGCACAGAAACAGTATCGTCCATCACGGCAAAGCTGGTCTCAAGTTCCTGACCGTTATCAGCCTTGATGCCTTTGCGAACCCGACTGGACAGCGAGTCTTCGCCAGCCTTTCCTTCTTTTTCTGCCAAGAAACCCATCAAGGCTTGCCGGTCCTGCAGGATTTTTCCAATCGCACCCGATGTGTAAATGGCCTGCATCTGTTTCAACGCTTCTTCGCGTTGTGGGTTTTTCTTGTCGCCGGCCATGACAGACAGGCGATCAGACTCCTTGGCGAGCGCCTTCATCTTTGGGTCTTTTTGCACAACCTGGTCGATCAGTTTGGCGAAGGTGGTGATTCTGTCCTCACCACGACCGGCGCCCTTCGCAAGCTCATCAGTCAGATTGATACCTTGTTTCTTAAAGTCACTGGCGGTATCGGATGAGTCGATCTTGCCAAGCAAGTTAACAAGATTATTGGCTGCCGCAGATTTCGTCCCGGCCGTTAAAACAGATGACTGCATCGACACCAGCAGGCGTTCATAACCGGCTTCGCCGGTCATCCCCAACTTTTTAGCCATGGCCATTGCTTCGGGCATGGATTTCGCCATGTCGGATAGTTCGAAGCCACCCAGTTGCCCAGAACGAATTGTCTTTGACAGCATGACAGGTAAGCGATCCTCGCTCACACCGGCACGTTTCAGGGAAAGCGCGATGCCCGCCAAATCCTTGGAGTCCGCCGTGGTGGCAGTCGACGCCTTCTGGATCGTGCCCAGCATCTTGAAAGAACTTTCCTTGCTGAACTCGCCCGAAGAAAGTAGCTCGTTCAGTGTGGCCGCCGCCTGATCCCGGTTGCCGCCACCGACTTTAAGGGCAGCGGAGATAGCCTCCTTTACTTCGGACTTGCCGGCGATTCGGCCTTCTTTTCCCCGTTCAGAGTAGAGCGTATTGGTGATTTGTGCGACCGAATGGTCATAGCTGGAGGCACGAGTGACGGCCGGTTTCGCCAGCATGGCGGCGCCGGCGACGGCTGCCACCGCGCCAGGCGTCAAACGCGATGCCTTTTCAACCTCGCCAATTTCCTTTTTTAGTTCGCGTACCTTTTTCAAGGTGGCATCTTGTGCCCTGACCAGCTCTCGCGCACTCGCAGCGCCAGATTTTGCAAGCGTTTGATAGGCCGACTGGGTTTGTGCAATCTCGCCCCGGACGACCCTTTCAGCCCGCACGCCGAGAGTCTCGCGAGCGCGGGCAATGTCCTGGTATGCCTTGATATGGCTATCGTGTTGCGCCTGCACGGCGGCAACTGATCTAGATGCACCCTTTTCAGCCGCAGCAGCAGACTTGCTAGCTGACTGTTCGGCCGCTTGCGTGACAGCCTTGGTGCCAGATGACACACCATCCTTCAACCGTAAACGTACTTCAACATCGACAGATGAGGGATTCGACATGAAAAAAGCTCCAGAACCGGGGGTATCTGGAGCTTAATGGAGGAAATTAAAACGTCTCATGCTGGAAACATTTCCAGCCCGAAGGGGCGGGAGTTAATTAAAGTCAATCCTCTCAATGGCCGCCGCAATCTTTGCCCAAATAAACAATTCAGATAGCGGCATCGCTTTCACGTAGCGTAAATCCTGATGCAGTCCTCGGGCAACGAGGGCACAAGCGGTCAGGACTCTTGCTCGTTTTTTTCCGGCGCCTCCGGCGCAATCAACTTGGAAGCAATGGCGTCGGCGGCACGATAATCAATCACGTGCATTTTTTTGACAAGCGCTTCATCGGTGCCAGTCAGGCTGGCGATCAGCGTAATGGTTTGGCGGTTAGGGCCGCGCTCATCAAAAGACAGTAAGTCTTCTGCTGTCGCGTAGTCACGAAACGTCAGCTTGTCGATAGTCGTCTTGCCGATAGTGATCGGGTGCTTCAGGGGTAGAACGGACATTTCATTCTCCAGAGGGTTGGTGATGATGATTGGCAACGACGTAGCGCCGCCGCTTGACCACGCCGTCAAAATGGCGCGGGGGGATCTGTTGGCCCATGTTGCGGACCTTGGGCACATACTCGATCAGCTCGATGGCGTGGCGCTCGGCCTGGCGGGCGCCGCGCATGATGACCACGTGCGGAAAGCGCAACCACGACTCGGATACCGTCCGGTGAAACACCAGGCCATCGCCGGCGTCGTAGTCAAAATGATCGGCCGCCCAGGTGGCGCAGTTTTCGCCGGTCGGCAAGCCGACAAAGCGCCGCCACTTCTTCTCGGCCATCCAGATAACAAAGGCCCCCAGCAGGCACAGGCCGATCAGTAAACGCGCCATTTAATGGTCATTTACCCGGGCGTTGCGCACATACAGCGTCGCCAGCAAGACAAAACGCCCGCCTTCGAGGTCATCCGCCGTGCAGGTAAACCGGTAAAGCGTGCCAACCTGGCCGCCCTGCACGCGCTGAATCGCCAGCGCGCCACGGATGACCGGGCTACCAACCAACAGCGCCGCCGGGGCTGGGTCCGGGGTGCCTGACTCAACGGTACAGCTCACCACCGCGCTCGCCAGTTTTGCCTCCAGGGCGGAAAAATCAAAAGTCAGCGGCACAATCTCTGACGGGGCTTTGGGGTCAAAGCTCATAACGCACCTACCGTATAGTTTCGCCGTGCCGCCAGCACGGTGTAATGCCGTGGCGCAGCACGCACGATGTATTTGGGGTTGCTGGTCACACTCTGAAAATCATCAAAGGCGACATCAAAACGGGCGAATCCAGCGCCCATCGCCTGCACAAATCCGGCAGCGGTCAACGTAACCAGCAGCGATGTGCTCGCCACACCATCAGCGACCGCACCGCCCGCCGCCGAGATAGCCCCCGCCGCACCGGTCTGAGCATTGGCCGCGCCGCCCACCTGCTCTGTGCCGGTGGCCTGTAAGCCAACCGTAATAGACAGTAACGCCGCCCCGGAAGCCACATCCTGCCCAGCGGCATTCAGCGCCCCAGGCGCACCGCCAGAAAGGTTGGCCGTGCCCGACGCCTGCGCCGCACCAGCCGCCAGCGCATTGAGCTGCGCCGACAACCCGGCATTACCAGCCGCCTGAGCTGCAGCGGCGGCGGCAAGCAGTACCGAGGCCGACAACCCAGCTTGTCCAGCGGCTTGCGCCAATGCCGCCGCCGAGATCGTGACCGTCGCTGTGGCATTTGCCGAGCCGCCAGCAACTGAGAATCCCGCAGCCGAAAGCGGCACACTGACTGCCGCTACAGCGCTGCCATTGGCAACCGAAACACCGACCGCAGATAAAGCAACATCGGTCGTTAGCACCGCAGCGCCAGTCGCCTGCGCGCTACCGGAGGCCGAGGCAGCCAAGGCGCCAGCCGACGCCGGAACAAACAGCCGACTCACATACGGCAGGGGGTTAAGGATAGCCGCGATGGAGTAATTGGCACCCGAGCCGCCACTGTGCTCAATCAGCGCCGATTGGTTTTCCAGCTTCCAGCTGGTGGTGCGCATAAAGCCATCGGATGTGAAGATGACTGCGCTTGCCTTGGGACTGGTGAATGATGAGGAACTAAAAGCCCCCTGCACCATGATTGCCAGGCCGCCGAAACGCTCTGATATGGCGTTAATTCTCGGTGCGGTGGATGTGCTTTTGAAGT